CTATGTATAGGTACTATTTTCATATGTTGCAACATTATTAGCTATCAATTAGAAACAATTGTACTGAAACATGAGATAGAACTGATTGAGTTGGCTAAAAAAGAACTATCAAAAGTTATAGACATAGATCAATAAAATTTTTTCCTAAAGGGGTTAATTCTAGGATTCCTTTTTGAATATCAAAATCTCTACATTCAAAATCAGGGTTCTCTATATTTTTAAGTATTTCTTGTTTTGTGTTTTTAAAAAAAACGTTATCTTTATAAATTTGATAGAAATTGTTATCAGTAAGCCAGTTCTGAAAATCAAGGCTGACAAGACCTAAACGTTGTAAATTAATTAACGAATCAGAATATTTGCGTATATTATCTGGATTATCGTGAATAAATACATATTTTTCATAATATTTTTCGCCAATAGTTTTTAAAATAAGCCTATAATTAACGATAGGTAACGCACTTGTTTTCTTATCTCTAAAAAGAGTAAGAATCATTGCTTCTTTATGAGATATTTGTTTAATTGCTTCAACAAAATATGGTGAAATCTTGTCATTATCTCTATCATCACATGATGCAGCAATTAATTTTGCAAACATTTCTTTGAATTGTGCTTCTTCATAGTAATATTTAGATGCTTCAATAGCAGGACCGACGACATACATTTCTGGTTCTTTTAGATGCTCTGGAGGTACTTTTTCAATTTCATCTACAAGAGTATTTTTGAAGTCGTTTATATATTTATCTTGTTTGATTTTTTGTTTCTTTCCCCATACACCTAACCATCCAAAAACACCATCAACTAAAAGTCCTATGTTTTCTCCAATACTTTTTGAAGTTGGTCTAATAATATCACTAGCTACATCTTTTCCTAACTTTGCTGCTTGTTTTGCACTTTCTACTGCAAATGTTGTCTCGCATAATTGTTTATCTTTTTCATCCATTTACAATCCCTCCTTCCTCTTAATTTTGATTATTTTTTGTATTCACCATTTTTTCTTGTTTTTTTGTTTTTATCTTCTTCATTTACATAAATATGAACATTTGTTTGATTTTTCTCTTTTAATAAACCTATTATTTCTTGATTTTGTTCTTTCAGTTTTTCAATTTCGTTATGTAAATCTTCATTTGATGGATTTAACGATTCCAATTTATTGGATATTTCATCAAGTTTACTATTAATGCCATTTTTAAACTGAATGGTCTCCTCATTACTTTTTCTTGTTTGTTGTATAGATCCACCTATGCTAAATAACGTAATACCAAATGCTAAAAGTGCAAAACCGTTGAAAATATCGGCGTTATCTGATACATTCATATACTGTTCTATTAAACTGGTAATCATATTTAATATTCCATAAACAGAAAACAAGATATAAAAGAAGTAAAATATTGTATCTAGTTTTTTATTGATATATTCTTTTAGTGAAGATGATGATTCTTTTGAATAGGCTGTTATAAATTTTATAAAAGCAATTATTAAAATGACAATCACAATTGAGCTAATGATTTTGTTTATCCAATATATTATGTTCATGTATTTTTCCTCTTTTCTTATATATTTTTTCACTCAATGAATACCAAATTTTTAAAGGTACTCCTTTTTCTTTAAATTTTTTTATCACTTGTTAGAGAGTCCGTACAATTGGTAGTTATTAAAACTAAATTGACTTGAGTCTTTGATAAATTTGTTACTTTAAAAGTAAATTTTGTTTCAATTTTTACATTTAAATAAGTTCGACCTTTTATAGTAAAAGATATTTCACTGCATTGTTTGATTTTCTCAAAAGGACAAGACCATTGAAATCCATGCTCCGAACCTGGCAATATTATATTTCTTCCTTCAGGTCCGATATTCAATTTGAAATCAACCCATTCTTTATCACAAATGATGGATATGTCTAATAATTCAGAATAGCCTTTATTTTCTATAATCAGTTGAGAAAGATCATTTTCTATAACTGAAATTAAATTTTCAGATGTGACGATTGGACGATATTGAAAGAACAGTTCCTTTTCTTTTTGATTTTTGCTATCGGTAATCGTCCACCACACACCTTCTAATGTAAAAGCGCCACCTGTGAGTGTTGAAAGGGCGGTTATCCACTCGCCAACTGTTCCAGGGAAATTTATAGGGATAAAATAATAAAAGAACGAACATACGATTGATATTACTAGAGCAGATATACAAGTTATAAAAAAGATTTTGAAAATGATTTTTTTGTAATTCACATCATTCCATTCTTTAATAACAAAATTTAAATAAATAATTATTTGTCAATCAAATCATTAGGATTGAAACTAACTTCAACAACTTTCCCTATTATTTCAGCATGGTTGTTATCAAAATCTTCTTTTTTTAATATTAGTGGTTTATTGCTAGGATCAGTAGATAAAGGTTGTAAAATTACAGCATCATCGTTAAAAATTATTTGTTTAACAGTTGCTTCATCACCGTTTACTCTCACGACGGCAATTTGGTTATTTTCTACTATTACTTTTTTCACTAATACTAATGCACCCTCGATAATTCCTATCGCATTCATGCTGTTTCCAATAACACGTAGCCAAAAACATTCTGCGCCTTTAGCTTTGTTCTTATCTACCGGTTTATATCCTTCAATATTTTCTTCGCAATATAAGTTGTATCCCGCTTTTACTACTCCTAATATAGGTTTTAACACTTGATCATCATTTAATTCGTATGTTTCTGTATTAGAAAATGATGGGATTGAGCCTATTATATCATCTGCTCTTACATTAAAAATTTCCGACAATCTTTTTAAATCAATTGAGGAAGGGTCACGTTCGCCTTTTTCCCACAAAGCGATAAGTGTTTTAGATCTGTTCATTTGATTCGCTAGACTCTGCTGAGTCAAATTATTCAGTTTCCTTAGTCTTCTGATATTTTTTCCGAGTTCCATATTAATATCTCCTTTGTTAACTTTATGTTAACACCAAAAAGACATATTTTTAACAAAAAGTAACTAAATGTAAACAAAAATATTGACATTTAGATTACGTATAGTTAAAATAAGATTGTAATTAAAGATTACATATAGTAAACAGCAAAGGAGGTGTTATTATGAATAAAGTGAAAGGATATAGAAATATGCTAAATGAAACCCAATTAGATTGGGCTCATATGCTTAATATTTCAAGAACTTCGTTCAATAAAAAAGAGTGCGGTATTGTTCCGTTTAATGATTATGAGAAGAAAAAAATAAAATCTCATATAAATAGCGTACTTGAAACACAAGGTGAAAGGTTGGTGACTATTGATGAACTTTTTTTTAGTTAAAATGTTTACATATAGTAAACTTCGAGAGAAAGGGTTAACACTATGGCTCTTAAGGTAATTATTTCTATATTGATTGTATTCTTTAGTTTAATAGAAATTTCTCTTTTGCTTGAAACAGGAGGAAGAACTATTTATGGGAAAAAAACATATAAGCATGAATATATAAAATCAATAATTTTAATGATTGCTATAGTGCTTTTGTTTATTCTCTGGTGCTATTTGATGTACATCTAATCAAGCACAAACATATTTTAACTGATATTTGATGGAGTTTCTTAAAAAGACACTTTATTAAATGCAAGAATTTGGAGTTTAAGAAAGGAGCAAAGAAAAATGGAAAATGTTGAACAAAGATATCCAATTACCATGGCTGTTTTAAAAAATGCTATAGACAGAATAGCGAGCTGGAAAAACGTAACCCCACAAGCAAAAACAAGAAAGCAATCGGAAATTGCGGTTGTTATTGTTGCTTTATCAAACACGTTATAGAAAGGACAAATCTAAATGGACAAATTAAGGGAATTCAGGGAGAGCTTGCATATGTCTCAAAAGAACATGGCTAAGAGAATAGGCGTTTCTCCATCGTACTACTACAAAGTGGAAAGTGGTTATCAAAATCCCAGTTATGAATTTCTAGCAAAATTTAAGAGAAGTTTTCCAAATGCGAGTGTTGATCAAATATTTTTCAGTAAATAAAAAAGCCATTAGTAGTGTTGGTACTAACGGCTGCACGATTTGTTTACTTCTTTGATATCCAACACTTATCAAGTCTCAAACTTAAAGCAGTATGCATCTGCTTTGTTACCCTACAATGAGACAAATAGAATTTACCTTAAAGCTACAGTTTATAAAATAGCCGTTTTTCTTGAAAACGTACTAGTCGTTTATATAAATAAATTGGCTGTCACTAGTACAAACAAGCATCACCTGCTAGCACATGAATGTGTAAATTTTATTTTAGAAGAATAGGGGAGTTTAAAGCCGCTTTTAACATGCGACCACCTCCTAACTAGATATTAACTTTCGATATCGTAGTGTAACAATATTTTATCACAATTTGGAAATTTTTGAAAGGAGGAAACACACATGGAAGTCAGACCAACAAAGATGCTCACCGAAAAAGAACTACGTGAAGATTTAGGAATTTCAAGAGACCAGTTGCTTAACTTTATTGACCTTGAAATATTTCGTCCTATCAGATTAGGGCGTGGTAGAAAATTCAGTCAACAAGAAATCTTGGAATTTCAAAGAAAGTATGCAGGTCTTGACGTAAGCAATTATCACAAGGCAAAAAAAGCTAAAGAATATGTAGATAATTTAGCTTAAAAAAAATTAAATAGATTACTGGTCATCAAGGAGCCAATCTCAAAGGCCTCCGATAACAAAATAGCATTGATGATTTACTAACTACAGACATAAAAAAAGAACTAATACCATACAAGTTTTTATTTAAGAGGTTGGTTCCTTGATGGCTAGTAATGGAAAGGAAAAGAAAATTTATGAGTAAAAATTCATTAATTATCATCTGCTGTATTTTGTTTGTTGTCATTGCTGTTTTAATCCACATGTTAAAGGAATTCAAATGGTATCAAAAATCCTACTATGAATTGGCAAATAAGATTGCCAAAGATAGAAGAGATAGAAAAATGCTGGTTCGTGCGGATAGAGAAATGATCAAGAGTGAAATAGATAAAAAATTTCTAGCAATTCTTAGAATTTCTCAAAGAGAAGATTATCCAAGAAATCGTTTTGAATTGGGCTATGAATCAGGAAGATTTGAAGTAGAAGTTAAAAACTTATTTCTATCAGGTGGCCTTACAACACATGAGGAAAAGTTTCTTAAAAAATGTGAGTACATTGCAATGTTTGAAGTGAACGAAAAGGAGGTGTGATTTATGAAACTATCAGCAAGAGGTTTGGCCACGATTATTGTTATCGGTTGTTTTATCGCTAATTGTTTAGCAATCTTGGTCAGGAGTATATAAAAAAGGTGCCTATATCTAGGCACACAACATAGCAAATAAATTTTAAGTTATCCAAGGAGAAAATGCAATATGAAAATCAAAAAAAGAACATATTTTCTTATTTCAATATTAGTGATGTTTTGTATCCTTGCTCCAATCTGTTATTACCAAAACAAGTTGGATGCATATAAAACAAAGATTCAGCAACAAAAGGGAAAGATTTCTCTTTTGGAAGATTATTACAGTGATGCTTTATCTGATAAGAACCGCTTTGAAGATTTATATGATAGTGTTCAAGAGGATAACAAGTATCTTATAGCTCAATTAGAAGAGTTTCAAAAATGAAGAACTCTTGGTCAGTTTACTATTACTTACTACTGGCCCAGGAGAAGATCAATACGGTCGTTTAACTTCTACAGGTGCTATTGCTGAAGAAGGAAGAACCATAGCGGTAGATCCTACAATCATACCATATGGTTCGATTATAAAAATCAATGGAAATGAATATCTTGCGGAAGATTGCGGTGGAGCGATTAAGGGTAACAAGATAGATATCTTCGTTGACAGTCCAAAAACGCAAAAGTATACAGTAGAAATCTATATAAAAAGAGAGGAATAAAATATGACAAAAAAAGATTTAGAAGACATCATCCAAACCGCAAAAGCTGCAGGTGCAGATGTCAAGGTTGTTCAAATTGGTTCAACTGAAAAGAAAACAGATGAAAGACCAGCAGTACCATTGCTTAAATTAGAATTAAGCATCAAGAAAGATGGAGATGCGCTTTCGGTATTAGCTGATGCTGATTGGAACATCTTAGGAAGTCTTTTCTTAGAAATGGCTCCAATCAATATTGACATTGAAAAGGTCAAAGGAATGTTTACACCGGCTAAAAATGCTTTCATGCATTGCAGTAATGAATTGGATAACTACATCCAAGAACAATTTAAAGGAGCTTTAGAGGATGAAAAAGAAAGAATTAGAAGAAAGAGTTGCTGATTTAGAGAGTTCAATCATTTGCATGGAATGTAAGGATCATCTAGACAGTGATGATTATCTTCAACTTGGTTATCTCAATCAGGAATTAGTACAATGCAAAAAGGATCTAGAAAATGGAAACTACGAACTATGAGGAGTTCTTTCCTAATTGTAATGTCGATTATGTCAAAGACAAAAAACATTGGCATCAATTAAGAGGAAAAGGAATTGGTGGTTCTGATGCAGGAATTGTAATGAACGTAAACAATTACAAAACACCTTATGAATTGTGGGAGGAAAAGACAGGTGCTAAAAAGCCTGTATTTCAAACGAGTGAAGCAATCGAAAAAGGGAATGCATTAGAACCTGTCCTTATTGAATTGTTCGGTGTGCTCTATAAAAACAAGTTTGAATTAGTTGATACGAAAGATATCAGTCTTTCAAATAAGAAGTATCCATTTCTTAGAGCAAATCTTGATGGAGCAATGATTGAGATTGCAACCAAAGAAAAATGGGGATTGGAAATCAAATCTACAACTATCCAAAATGGCGCAATGTTAAAAGAATGGGCCAATGATCACATTCCAATATGCTACTACTTCCAAGTTTTGCATTACATGATCACAACAGGTCTTAGACATTTTGTCCTATATGCCATTCTTGATATTCCTTGGGCAAATAACGGCGCAGGAAAACAAGAAACAAGAGTTGTTTATCTACACTATGATGATTTAGTGCTAGACGCTAAATATCTATTTAAAACGGAATTGTGGTATTGGAATTTAATTAAAACTAAAACACCACCCCCATTTTTAGAAAACAGAAACAAGGAATTAAAAGAAGTCAGTTAGAAAGGAGAACCTATATGAATGAACTATTAAAAGTAAATTATGACAATGACCGCATTACATTGTCAGCAAGAGAATTACATGAGTTTTTAGAAGTAAAAACATCTTTCAAAGATTGGTTTCCTAGAATGTGTGAATATGGCTTTAATGAAAGCCAAGATTTCAACCCGCTCAAAAATGAGCAAGTTCGATTAGAAGGGAATCGACAAGTAAAAAGAACTGTTCAAGATTATGAAATCACTTTAGACATGGCAAAAGAAATTGCAATGATCCAACGCAGTGATAAAGGAAAAGAAGTCAGACAATACTTCTTGGAATTGGAAAGAAGATGGAACAGTCCTGAAGCTGTAATGAATAGAGCACTTGAGTATTCAAGAAAACAAGTAAAAGCTTTGATGGAAGAAAAACAAGGTTTGATTGAAGAAAATAAAGAATTGAAACCAAAGGCATTGTTTGCTGATGCAGTAAGTGCCAGTAATGAATCAATTTTGATTGGTCAGTTAGCTAAATTAATCAGACAAAATGGCTATGAGATTGGTCAAAATCGTTTGTTTGAGTGGATGAGAGAAAACGAATATCTAATTAAAAAGGGTGAACGTTACAATCAGCCAACACAAAAATCAATGGATCTTGGATTGTTTGAAGTCAAAGAAAGAACAATTACTAATCCAGATGGAAGTACAAGGATTACATTGACTACTAAAGTAACAGGTAAAGGTCAAGTGTATTTCATAAATAAATTTTTATCGTGAAGGGAGAAAAAAGAAAATGAATGAGTTTCAAACAGGGCTACTCAATGAATTGGTAGCCGTAAAAATTACAACCAAAGAAGAATTTGAAAAAGTAATCAATTTCTTATCAATCAACAACTGCTTTCTCGTAAACGGAGAGCCAGTTGTAAAGCTAACATATCCAGGAGATAAAGCATTTGTCATTTTAAAACAAGACAATGCAATCTTCTGGCAACCAGCTAATCAAGTGTTAGATGAACGTTATAAAGTTGTCAGCGTTATCGAATTCTTTAGACCAACTGAAGAAGAAAAGGTTGTTGAAGCAAAAGCTGAAGTTATTGAAGAACACGTTGACATTGATGAAAAACACCTTTCATTAGAAGTTCAAAAAAGACCAGCAAATGAAGCGATTGTTTCAAATATTGATGAAATGGTCAAATTGATTCCAGCAATTGAAGCTAAAAAAGGTGTGGTTGTAGATGAAAAGAACTACAAAGATTTTGTTAAAGCTAAAACTGGAATGGTTCCATTATATCGTTCGTATGCTAAAAAATTAGAAACTGAAAGAAAAGCAGTCAAAAAAGCATACATTGAGCCTTATCAAGAATTTGAAGCAAAGGTAAATAAAGTTGTTAAAGCTTTAAATGATACTGCAAGTGTTGTGGCTGAAAATGTGGATGTATTTGTTCAAAAGCAAAAAGAAGCTCTTAGAAAAGAACGTCAAGCAGCTATTGATCAACTAAAAGAAGTATTGATTTCTAGAAAGATGATTTCAAAGAAATATGCTGATCAGTTCGTTTTTGATGAAAAATGGCTTAACGCTTCAACATCCAAAAAGAAATTCGAAGAACAAGTTGAAGCACAATTCAATGCTTTAATGGAAAAAGAAAAGAATGACAAATTAAACCTTGAAATGATTGAAAAAACAATCACCAATGCATGTCTTATCGCAAATGTTGATGAACAACTCATTTCAAGAGAAAAATATCAAGCTCTTTTGAATACTGAGGGATTACCAAAAGTAACCGAAATGATTACTGATGAAGTAGACAACATCAAAAAGCAATCACAAGCGGTTGCTCAACAAAAAGAAGCAGAACTTCAACATCAAAAGGAAGAATTTGAAAAACAAAAGGTTGAATTTGAAAAGAGACAAAAAGAAATCTATGAACAAAAACATAGAGAACTTGAAGCTCAACACCAAAAAGAAATGGAACAAGTTCAATCACTTGCAGGAAATCAACCTAAATACACACCAATCAAGCGTGGTGATGAAACGATTGCTAACGTAAATGATAAGTATATCGTTACCGAAATCAAGCAAACGCCTGAAAAGTTCCAAGGCAGAACATGGAAAAAAACATTTGAATTTGAGGGTGATTTAGGAGCTCTTCAAATGTTGAATAGATACATGGATGTAATCAAAAACATCAATCCAACATTCAATTTCGGTGAAGTGAAATTAACTGAAAAAGAATTAAGTGATCCTCAAACAGGAGTGGTCAATAAATATAACGTTAAAGAAATCAATTAAAGAAAGTTATGAGGTGAAATTATGAATAAGGTTTATTTAGATAAGAATGGAAAATTATTCGTTAATGGTCATGAAATTAAGGGAGTTATGTCCGTTTCATCAGAAACAGATTATCTAGGTACACAAATAGTTTTAAAGTTTGAAGGTGATTACAAATGTGATTTTATTTCATCAAGAAAAGGACATTCATTATCTGAACGTCCTAAGGAATAAACTTAGCGATAAAATCTGTAAGTTCTATCAAACCATTTTTAAATCTTTTTTCCATATAAATAATAGCATTATTTGTGAGAAGGAAGTCGCCACTTACCCACTCCTTAACAAAGCTAATGGATTTTAATTCATCTAGAATGTCGCCAACATCTTCGATATTAAAATCTAAAATATATGGTTCTCGTTGCTCAAAGTTATTTTTAAATTGTTTTGATCTGTCTAACGAATAGCCTTGAGCACGCCTTTCTAGAAATGTTTTATATGTAGAACATAAGAATTTATCAGCTAATTTTGTTAGCACTACTGACACTGTTTCACCTCACTTTCGAGGTAAATTATAACACTAAACAAAAGGAGAAAATAAATTATGGCAGTACAAAGCATGGTACAACAAGCAAATGAAGTAAGAGAAAATAAAGTAACAACAATCAAAACAGATACAGGAGAAATCAAGCTATCTTCTAAAATCGTAAAGGCTTATTTGGTCGCTGGAGGAGGTAATGTAAGTGATCAAGAAGTCAAACTATTCATTGCATTATGTTCAGCTCAAAAATTAAATCCATTCATCAAAGAAGCACATTTAATCAAATATGGTAGTTCACCAGCGACAATGGTTGTTTCTAAAGATGTATATCAAAAAAGAGCAGATAAACATCCCGAATATCAAGGAAAGAAAGCAGGAATCATTGTTTTAACTGCTGAAGGTAAGATTGATTATCGTGTTGGTACATTCTATATTCCATCAAGAGAAGAACTTGTGGGCGGATGGTGTGAAGTCTATAGAAAAGACAGAGAACCTGAACGTGTAGAAGTATCCCTTGATGAATATGTTGGTAAAAAGAAAGATGGAACAGTTAACGCTCAATGGAGTGGCAAGCCAGCAACAATGATTAGAAAAGTTGCAGTTGCTCAATGTTTAAGAGAAGCTTTTACATCAGAATTCCAAGGAATGTATGTACCTGAAGAAATGGGTGTTGAAGATACAACAAGTAATTTTGTTGTAGAAGAAACTCCTCAAGTGCATCAAGCGATTGAAGCAACTACTGCACCAACAATGCAAGACATCATCAATGAGGAAAAACAAACTGAAAAAGTTCCAGTTGATGACTTTGATCCAATGTCAATGTAGAGGTTTTCAAAATGGATAAGTTAAAGGAATTTAGAAATTCCAAGAAGTTATCGCAAAAAGACATGGCAATTCAGATTGGGGTTTCGCCTTCGTATTACTACAAGGTTGAGAGTGGTTATCAAACTCCAAGCTATGAATTCCTATTGAAGTTTAAAAAGAAATTTCCAAATGTAAGTGTTGATAAAATATTTTTCTAGGCAAAACAAAACGTCAATAAGAGCGCTATTCTTACTGACGTTTGCCTGAATTTGTTTACTCTTTACGTATGCAAGCGAAAAAGTATAAAGCTTAATCACTACACTATATAGCGCATAATGCTTCTATGTACGCATCATCACTTATGCAGTTTCAGTTCTGCATGATAGCCTTCAAAAAAAGCTAGTTAAAGGTTGGCCCGTTAGTTGATGATTCATGGGAATTGATGTAGTTCTTTAGCATTTTAGCGTGTGCCATCACTGCGTTATTAACGTGATTCCCTTCACGAAAGTGAAAACTACAGAGCAATTATTTTTACGCCTGTTGACCTGTCGAGGCATCAGTTTGTTGTCCCCACAATAAGAGAACAGGGCAAAATCAAAAGTTTTGTCAAAAAGACCACTCTCCATTCTGCCACATAGGCAAGATATATTTTATCACAATTTGGAAATTTATAAAAGAAAGGATGTTAACAATGAAATGACTAGAGAGGTAGATACGAAAGGCTATGTAAAACTGTATAGAAAAGCAATGAAGGATCCTATTTTTAAAGATTCTAAAGCATGGCATTTATTCACGTATTGCCTCTTTAATGCCACCTTTGATAGCAAGTATGGCGAGGTTGGGTCCTTCGTTACTACAATGGATCAAATTAAAGATGATTTAGGATGGAAAACAAGAATGACAGTAGATAAATTTATGAAAATCCTAAAAGAGGGTTCGTATATTAATTATAAGACATCCAATAAAGATACTACTATTTATGTACCTAATTATTCTAAATATCAAGATTAGATAAACGAATTTGTTGTCTAAAAATTATACATCCGTTGTATAAAAAATAGACACCGGTTGTCTAAAAATTATACATCCGTTGTATAAAAAATAGACACCCTATCTTTATTATATAAGAACGTAAAGAACGTAAAGAACGTAAAGAACGAGTGAGTGAGAGCATGTGCATAGATAACATTGCTTCGAAAGCGAGTTGGCAGATTGTTATATATAGTAGTAACTCATCTCTCAGAAAGGAATTTAGAAATTTTGGAAAAAAAGGAATTAAGAGAGATTTTGAAATTTTACAAAAATATTTATATAGGCTCAACGTTGGATATAAATGACAAATCTCTATTCTCAACATGGTATGAATTTTTAAAAGATTATTCTTTTGAACAAGTTAGAAATGCAATTATCAAAAGATCAACTCAATCAACATTTCCAGCAAATATACTTGAAATCATTTCTAACATAGAAGTTCCTGAATACACAATTGAATTAATTGAACCCTACACCGTAATTGTTAGTTTTGAAGATGAAGAATATGGAAACTTTCCATTTAGATTCTTCAATTCTCAGGAAGCTAAGAAAAATATCGAAAAATTTAAAGAATGCAGTTACGATAAGGAGTCAATCAGGATATTGCATGAGCAACATGTCAGAGAACGTAATAGCGGAGTTCTTACATACAGGGGAGAAGCAAAAGCAAGATTGGAAATGAAATTACAAAACCAAAACAAAGGAAACAGAAGATATGATAAACAGAGTAGTTTTAGTTGGTAGGATGACACGTGATCCTGAACTTAGAAGAACTCAAAACGGTTCAGCAGTTACAAGCTTTACTTTAGCGATTAATCGACCAAAGAGAAATGATGAAGAACAACAAGCGGATTACATTTCATGTGTTGTTTGGAATAAGACTGCTGAAAATGTTGAAAAGTACTGTTCCAAAGGTTCGTTAGTTGGAGTTGAAGGAAGACTTCGTTCAAGATCATATGACAATGCTCAAGGCCAACGTGTATATGTTACTGAAGTTGTATGTGATTCAGTTCAGTTTTTAGAAACAAAACCTAGAGACAAATATGAAGAACAACAATATCATTCACAATCAACATACAATCCAAATCAGTACCAACAACCAACACAAAATCAGCAACAAGACAGTTTTATGAATGAAAATCCACCTTTCAACATAATGGAAGATGACATTCAATTCTAGTCTAAAATAAAAAACTTAAAATTTTCGTTTCTATCGAGTGTTTGTTTTAAAGATGATTAACTTTACCAATTATCTAAAAACATTCGTTAGGATGAAAATTTGACCGCAAAAACAATAAATCAAACAAAAAGGAGAGATGAAAATGCTAATAAAAAAGGATGAAGAACCGTTTTTCTACAAATTTCTTTCAATCGCGAAAGAAATCATCGGAAAAAACAAGACTTACACACCAGTATTTTATGGTGATGAAAAGCTCTATTTAGTATGTAACAACTATGCTGCAGTTTATGACTTTCAAAGTAATTTGCTTTTAGATGATGAATTAAGAGAGTTTGGAAAAATCCCTTATGAACTATCACAATTACCTAACGGAGATATGAAATTGGCGAAAGCTGAACATTTCAGCTGTCAAGAATCATATTTGATTGCAGTTAGAAATTTCTTCAAGCATACAGGGTATATGTCGAAAAAGGTTTTTTCTGTTGATAAAGGTGATCCTTACAAGATTCCAAAAATCGTTGAAGTGACACAAAGATGGATTTCTGAAGAAGATAATAAGATTTTGGACAAGATAGGATTTCCTGATATCTATATGTTGGATGCAAAACGTGTTGATGAATTTATTACGCTTGCTGGTGATTGGAACCCATATTATTTAGCAGCGTGTGATCAAACAGAATTAAATGGTGGACAAACCACTATCACAATGACAGTTTACTTCAATATCAAAGAGGATCCTAAGAAAAGCGCTTGTGATCAACAAGCATTGGAAATTGTACAACAACCTACAAACTATGATGAATTCGAAGATATGGATGTAGAAGAACCTGCAGATGATGAACAAGAAGAAATAATTGAGGATGATTACCAAGAAGAGGAACAATTGGATGCACTTCTTGAAGACACTGTTGTTCCAGAGGAGCTAGAAGATGATTTCGACCCAATGCTTGCTTGATTTAGGTATCAAAAATGATTACAAGAAATTTTGGTTTACCGTTCCAGGAGCAATCGTTGGAAAAGGCAGACCGAGATTTACTACGCAAGGAAAATTCGTTAGAGCGTATACACCTAAAAAAACAAGGGATTACGAACAAAAAATAGCAATGTGCTATCGAAAGACTACAAGCTATCAAAGTGATAAGGCTTTAAGAGTAAAGATATTTGCTTATAGAGAAATACCAAAATCAACCACAAAAAAATTAAGAGGTTGGCTATTAGATAAAACGTTTCTTTGTACAGTCAAACCGGATATCGACAACATTATAAAAGTGGTTTTAGATGCACTCAATAACGTAGCATATTACGACGATATTCAAGTATGTGAACTTGTTATTATTCGTGAATTTGCTGAAAATGAATGTTTAAAAATATGTCTAGAAGAAATTGGCGAAAGAAGGCCAAAATAGGAGGATAGAATTATGGGATTGTTTGATTTAGTTAGAGAAGAACAAGAAGCAAAGAAAAAAGCTGAGGAATCAGCTAAAGAAGATGTAAAAGATACAGTTGTCAAAGAAGTGAAAAAGGTTGAAGAAGCACCAAAAGAAGCTGATCAACAACCTGCTCCAGTTGCAAAAGCTGAAAAACAAGCAACTGAAGTTGCAGAAGAATCTAAAAAAGAAGAAACACCTGCAGGTAAAAAATCAACCAAGAAAGCTGAAAAAACATACAAGTATCCATTTGGAATCTACTCTGAAGGAAGATTGATTGATATTTCTTCTTATGGGTTTGTAGATGGCCAAGATTATACAGAAAAGGAAATCACGGACATCATGTTACAACACCGTCATTATGAGTTTGCAGGAACAATGGAATACAGTTATATCGAGGATGACAACGTTCTTGTTGTAACTGGAAAACAACATAGAAAAGGCTAGGTGGTTGGCATGGCCAATAATTATACAAGATATAAATTCTATGTAATTGGAGTTGGTGGGACTGGTTCTCTTTTAGCAAGAGACCTCCCAAAACTTCTTTTAGGAACGTCACATAAAATGATGCTACTAGATGGTGATACAGTCGAATCTAAAAACATTGAACGTCAAGGATACCAAGCTCAAGACGTCGGTGATAATAAGGCTTTGGCATTATCGAGAAAAATCAATTCTCTTTATCCAATAGAGTGTGAGTTCGATGATTAATATTGCACTTATGAAAGTTTATTTGCTCTTATCCAAGATGATAAGGGATATGTTCCTGTAATTATAGGATGTGTCGATAATGATGCTACAAGAATGATTTTAGAAAAGGTATTTAAAAAGCTTGATGATGTTATTTATATCGACTCAGCAAATAGTGAATATGAAGGAAATATCTATATCACAACAAAAAAGAATGGTATTCAACAAAGTAATTTGAGAAGTCAATGTTACAAATTTGATTTAGATAAGCACCCACTTGACGTTTCTTGTCAAGAACAGGCCGCCAAAGGAAATGTTCAGTTTCTAGTGACCAATGCAAAAATGGCCGTATCGATATTGGAACATTGCAACGCTTTAATCATGTATCAGTTGAAAGAAGGTGTTCAACTTGTCAACAGATTTGAGACAGTTTTTTACGACTGATTATGTTCCAGATAAATTAGAACCTAACACTTATGAAAAGTTTTTCATCAACGCTTTAAGCTATACATCACCAAAAGCTATAGATGATTTAACGATTGCATTTGAAGAAGATGAATCTAATGATCTGATACAAAACTTTCAAGAAATTGACTTATTAGACGAGCATGTTTTTCCAGATGTTATCGACTATGAATTTGAAGAAGTTATATTAAGTCCTTTTTTTGACAGAAACGAATTTGCAGTTGATGGTTTTGAAACATTGATTGAAGGATTATATGATGAACAGAATGAAGTGTTTGTAAATGTAAGTTTTATTATTCCACAATTAAAAGGTGTCTTTAGAGAAATATATGCAGAAGCCAAAGAGTGGTGTGAGTACTCGGATGAAACATTATCCGAACCTAAGGTTGATTATTACAATCTAGGTACCACTGAAATACAGTTCCTGTATATCAAATTCAAAAATAAGGGAAAAGCTAGGAAATTCAGAAAGCTTTATAAAAAGAGCTATCAAATAAGAGCAATGCTATATGGTTTTGGATATCGATTTATAAATTGTCAATTTGTTAAAGGAAACGTAAGAAACATTGAAATTGAAGGATGGGAATATCCTGATTTGAATTTTGGAGTGGCAAATGAAGCTCTAGAAATCATGGCAAATGTTTCAAAAAAAGAAAGGCACAATACGGAATTGTTGCAAATAATAGTCGAAAGAAAAGTAGATGATTGTGATTATAAATTTACTTCAAATGCTTTGATTTCAGCTCTTTCAAACACATTAAAGACAAAAAGCGAGGTGATCATGTAATGAGAGAAGCAATCATTCGTTTAAACAATAAAAAAGATGATGCTGAATTATGTATCAAACAAAACGAGAAGATTACATTCAAAATGCTTTCAAAAGAAGAACTGGTAAAACTTTTTAATGATTTTTTTATCAAAGATCAGCATGAGAAAGCAAACATAAAATTGTTTTCTGAAAACACAATAGGTGCCGGTATTGATTATACCGTTATAAAGCAAAATGAGAATATGCGATATGTTACTTATAATAATCATTCATACAAAATCAATTTTCCTAATGCTATTTATATTGTTAAATATGACAACAAAATCGTAAAAGGCATCCAATGTTATTGCTATAAGAAATACAAAGGTCCTGAAACTGAGTTATATGAATATGCAATGCCAAATATGTTGACAGGAAATGCAATGTGCATGGGTAGTGCCGATAAAAGGATTGTTGATGGTGATATTGAAGCTGCTTTGAATAAAATTATCGCTACACCTTACTCACATGGAAATTTTGATGGAATAAAGGGATTTTCAACAACAGTCAGCTATTTTGAATATTTAGAAGAAAATCCATTTCCTTACAAACTTTTAAGAAAATTGAACAGGAAATTAAGAGATGTCAAAGTGTGATGAATTAAGAAAATTACTTCTTGAATGGGGTGAAGGTAATTATTTGCCCCTCAAGAAAAAAATTGCGTATCTGGAAAATGAAAATTATCGTTTGAGAATGCAAAATTTAAGAATCAAAGAAAGAAATGAAAGACTTTCTATGATCACCAAGAAAAGAAGAGAGGAAGCGAATCATGAAAATAGATAGAGGAATTGTTCGATGTGATAGATGTAAAAGAGTTTTCAAAACCAAAGAGGTCAATAATTATAAAATCTCATATCAAGCAGGTGGATTGAAAAGTGATGGTGGCATGGGACTTGTAAGAAAGAAAGCAGAAATCTGTTCCGATTGCAATATGGATTTTGAAGACTTCATGCGCAATAAACCAGTTGCAGGACGTGATATCAATGACAGGTAAAGAATGGTCAAAGTTATGTAAGGAACATGGTGTTGTTGTCCTTGATGCAAATTACAAAGATATGACACAAGATGATGCTTTAAAGTATTTTGATTTATTAAAAACTGCAAAGGATCATGCTTTTGCTAGAAAATATGATTTGGAAACCGGCCAATATGAAGATTATGCATTGCCTGAAGGGTCTACATATTACGAAGATGATATGAACAAGAAAGTTGCCTGTTGTGAATGCGAAAAGAAAATCATGTACGGAACTTCTTATACATCAAGAATCATCTTGAATAGCAGTGGATTTGGCTATGCAGTATGTGAAGATTGTTATTACAAAAATGACATGAAAGATATCGTTAAGGAGGAATTATAAAAATGGGAAATGAAAAATCAAATTATGAAACATATAAGGAATTAATGGAAAAATACAAATTTAAGATTGGAAGACCTAGTGAAATCAACATGGATGACTACGATGTTGTTGTGTCATGCAATAACGTTGGATACGCTCATGTAAAATATACAGTTCTTAAAAACGCCCCTAATTTAACTGATAGAGAAATTGCTCTTCTTTGTGATGGTGGTAATTTATGTTTTGGCTATCGAGTGGAAGGAAACACTATTTGTGTTTATACAGATTAAAGCGTTAAGAAAGGTTAAGGTGTAAAAAAATCTGTAGATTGCAGAAAAAACGGTACTAAGGAGGAACAACAATGAAAACAGTAGAAGAATTAGAAAAAGAAATTAATAATGTTGAAGAAACATTAAATAATTTAAAAACAAAAGTTGAAGAATTAAAAAAGAGTAAAAATGGTTTTGAACCAACACCAAAAGACTGGAAACCTAAATGTGGAGAAAAGTATTGGACAGCATATTATAATTTAAACCCAACTTTTTTTATTTGTGATGAAAGAGAGATAAGTAAAAATATTATTAAATACAATCGCATTTTTAAAACAAAAGAAGAATGTCAACTATATTGTGATGTTCAAAGAGCATTTATGGACGCTTCTAGGGAGTATGTTTTAAATAAATACAACTACGTTCTTCGTTATGCGCACGAAGGTGGGAAAGTATTCATAACACCCTATACTAATGTTCAACCTACAGAATTATTTTTCGACAGTGAGGAAACAGTTCAAAATCTCATTGATAAATTCGGTGAGGAAAATATCAAACGTTACTATTTAGGGGTGTATTGATATGAAAAATTTTGAAGCGTATGAAGAAAAAATCAAAGAATTAAATTATAATTTTGCGATAAAAAACGATGAATGTGTCAGGTGTATTAATATTTGCGAAAGGTGCGAGTTCATAAGTAACCCTTTTGGTAGTTGTCCTCAAAATAAAATAAAATGGCTCTACAAAAAATACATTGAACCAAAACCAAAGGTTAAAGTTCCTTTAGCAACTAAATACTTTTTAGAAAGTTTAAATGATAAGTATGAATGGATTGCAAAAGATGAAGACGGTGCTGTTTGGTGTTATAAATTTAAGCCTGAAAAATATACACAAGATAAAAACAAAAGATGGACTGTATATGGTAGGGGTAATATTGCTGGCTTTAGAGATGTTTTCAAAAAAGAAATATTTGATTTTCTTTCATGGGAAGATGAGGAACCAACTAATATTAAAGAACTTTTAGAAAATTGTGAGGTAATAGATGATGAATAAAATAGAAGAATTTAATGTTGATGAATATATAGATAAAGTAACGGAAACAAAAAAGATATTTAGACAATCGCTTGAAAAATATGGCAAAGAACCACAATGTAGACAAGCTATGGAAGAATGCGCTGAACTTATTCAAGCAGTGAATAAGATGCTACGCTATGAAGATAGGCCAGCCGAACCTGAGTATTATGCTAATTTAATTGAAGAAATAGCTGACGTTGAAATTATGCTATATCAATTAAAAGTGATGTTTAACATTGATGATGATCAAGTGTTTGCTTTTAAAGTACAAAAAGCTAAAAGAGAACAAGAAAGGTTGGAAAAGTTAAATGACAGCACAAGAAATGTTTGAATCAATGGGATTTAAAAAAGATAAATTTGATCATTTTGGATTAGATCGATTTATTTATAAAAAACCAATCGTATATGAAGAAGAATACTTATATACATTTGTAGTTTTGTTTGATAAAGAGCAAAAAATAACAACAGTATACCATGATGAGTATTCTGAAAATTATGATCTTTGCTATGATGAACCGCCTGCAGTTGATATGGAACTTTTAAAAGCTATCAGTCAACAATGCCGTGAATTGGGGTGGCTTTGATGGATGATACATTATTTGAAATTGAAAATATGTGTCATGCTTTAGGGTTTGACCCTAGCAAAATTAGAAAAGGACAAAGAACTTATGAGTATTATAGAAACTTCTTTGTTGCTAGCGGAGAGTACAAAGATAGTTGGGAGAAGTTAGTCAAGTGGGGAGATGCTGCTAAAGCTTCTAATGCCATCGTAGGAAGTTACTATTATGTAACCCAAAAAGGAATAGATTTCTTAAGCAGTATTTATAAGATTAAATTGCAACCAAGAAAATAAGGCGGTGGATAGAATGACGTTAGATGAAGCAATCGAACATTGCAAAGAAAAATCAAAAGGGACTTGCAAATGTGCTAAAGAACATGAGCAATTATTACAATGGCTTATCGATTATAAAGAACTAAAAAAAAGGAAACACAAAAAAAACCATTAATAGCATTTGCCGATGGTGTTACTGTTGATGGTTCGATTGTTCGAAGAACAGCATTAGTGTGTCCTTCTTGTAAATCGCTTTTAATAGAAGGACAAAAATATTGTCATTCGTGCGGACAAAAACTGGAGGGTTGAAGATGAAAAACTTTGAAAAATATGAAAAAGAGATTAAAGAGATAGTGAATCAAAATAAGCCTATTGCAGTTGTAAATAATAAACCATGTGTTTGTGAAGGTAAGTGTACTGGATGCAAATTTGATAAAAGTAAAGGCGATATGAGAGGTTGCATAGTAAAAGCTTTTGAATGGCTCTATGAAGAATATAAAGAACCTATCAAGCTATCTCGTTTAGAATTTGAATTGTTGAAATGTCTTAAAGGTGAAAAACTTGAATATCTAGCAAGGGATAAATGTAAAGTTTATGTTCATGCATATGGCACTAAACCCCAAAAAGGAAATCTCGGTTGGTTTACGGAGACAAGAGATTGCTGTTGTATGTCTTTATTTAGTAATTATTTTAAATTCATCAAATGGGAAGATGAAGAACCTTACAAAATCCAAGATATTTTAGATAATTGCGAGGTGGTTGATAATGAATAGACCAAAAGTTGAAGAATTTGAATTTTTAGAAGAATATGCTGAAACATTAGAAATCTATTGTGATCAGTTAGAAAAAGCTCTTGATAAAGCGTGTGAAGAACTTCATTCTAATTCAGCTTGGTGTCATTATGGAAAAATGTCTAAAAAATGTGGATTATCTAAAGAAGAATGGAAAAAGGAGTTGATGAAAGATGACTAAATTTGAATTGGATCTATTAAAAGAATTCTCTGATGATGGATGTGGTGGAGATGACTTTGATGAAATCAGTACATTAGTCGGCATGAGGATGAGAGGCTACTTTCAAGATGCCGAAGATGATGAAACCATTGATGAATTGATAGAGAGGTATGAAGAATGTATAAGCCACCAATAGAAATAGTAATGAAAAAAGTGTTTCAAAAGATGAATGAGGATTTTGAAAATTCAGTACTTAAAGCTGTACAAAAAGTCGGCATAAATGTTGATAAAGAAGAACTCCTAAAAGCTCTAATTTATGATAGAGGACAATATGATGAAGGCTATGAGGATGCAATGAATGAAATCAAGCATCCTCAACCCCTTAAATTTGAAGATTTAACCCCTGGTATGTGGGTATATGAAGAAATTGTAAGAATTAAAGAAATAGAATCTAATGAATGGATATTTCTTGAATGTATAAAATCCAATGATTTATCTAATACATTTTTTCAAGAAGGAAGATTTTATCCAATTACTATTCCAAATATAGGAGATAAAAATGGGTAATCAGTATAGAAGAATGCAAACAGTAAAACATGCTTTGCAATACTATATCACTAGACCAGGAGCAAGTGAAAAGGATCTAGTAAGAGAAAAGAATTTATTAAAACGTGTTGAAGAAGATATTGAATGGTATGAAGAAAGACACCACATCAAAAAGAAAGAGGAGAGAAAATAAATGAAAAAAGTATTAATCATATTAGCAAGCGTATTTGCTTTAACTGGATGTTCAAAAGCATCTAGAGTTAATTGGAATATTAGAGAAGATGCAAACAACTTTAAAATCACAAGAAAAGTCGTTGCTCTTAATACTAGAACAAATGATCCATTATTCACTGTTGAGGGAAAGATTTCCCTTGATAGTGATGAAGATGGAGATTTAAACGTAACAATCAAAACTGGAAAAGGAAAGTACAAGCTGTTCTATGCACATTTGTCAAATGATGTTACATACACTTGTATTCAAACAAACGCTAAGAAAGAAAATCCTTATGCCTATGACATTCAATTCTTTCCGGCAAAAGAAGTTATTGAAAATGGTGTTATTGATATCAAATCAAGTGAGTAGGTGGTAAATAATGCAGAAGATTAAATTAGAAGCTGAAAATGATTTAGAAAAACGTTGCAAAAATTTAAAAGAACAAAATGAAGCATTGATTAGTGGATTGGATCTTGCAAATGAAACAATAAGCAATCTATACGGTTTGCTTCGAGAATACCGTCAACAGAAAGAAAAGCTTTTAAAACAAAATACAAAACTGTTAGCGATTTATACTGTAATTATCATAGCTCATATAATCACTGCAATCATTAATCAATCATATCGAAATTCACTCATGTTTTATTTTCTCTCGGTCGTAAGTATTGTGTATGGTATTGATTTATGTAGTCAAAAATTCAAAAAAAGGTGATTGAAATGAATATATTAATTAAAAAGCTTAATGATTGTCAGTTGACTAATCAAGAAATCAAATACGTTATTGGTCGTTTAACGTGTGCAACTAATTTTGATAAGGAATTGCATCTGAAAGCAATTAAAAAGCTCGAAATACAAAGAAAGTACCTTGAAGAAGGCAATGTAGAAATAAAAGAAGATGGTGATAAATAATGTACATTAACCCATTTTGGTGTGGAGTTGCAGCAACTATCTTTGCTGAATTGGTAGGAATAATTGCTTATGCAATTTATCAAGAGCACAAAAATTAATAATTAATTATTTTGGAGGGCAAGGAATGAAATATACAGATGAAGAAAAGAAGATCATTGATGAAGTTAAAAAATATCTTAGAGAATTACGCCTAATAAATATTGAAAAATTCTCTTTAACATTTGAAATTGAGGACATTCCAAGCCCTCAATCAATTAAATACAGTGATGAAGCTCCTGGAGGTTTTTCAAAACCAAAAGGAGAACAAATCACTTCTAATATGTTGCGCAGGGAGCTTCTAACAAAGCGCCTAGAGCTCTTTAACAAAGAACTTGATAAATTTATGCCGTTAGTATATTTGCTAAACGCAGGACATAGAAACATCATTAGAACGTATGTATGTTCAAGAGGGTACAATGAAATGATTGACACATTAGAAGAATCGTTTTGTATCAGCAAATCAACTTACAAAAGAGAGTTTCCAAAAGCGTGTTTAGAATTATCTAAATATCTTGACATGGAACACCGCCCATCGCTTGAAAAATTGAATAATATCTTTTATGAAAGTATCAAGAATGAATAGAAATTTCATTCTTTTTATTTTCTATAAATCTCTATATATGTCGCTATAACTCTCTATATGACTATATAACTCGCTAAATGTCGCTTTTTTTCGATAAAAAACTGTCCATTTTTTCTTTGTTTGTGTTATATTATTTATGTAGCACGGAGGTAAGATTAAAATAAAAATAATCATTGTGTCTACAATGCTTTTCGTAAGTATGGGATTAAAATAGCATGCTAAAAGAAAAAAGGAAGAACGGCAATTCTTCCTCTTTTTCTACTTCGAATACTAGCTTTAAGTAAGTGTGGGATTAGTTCAACAACATTTTAGTTGCTACTAAGATTAAAAAGAGCATTACTAGGTATTCCATGAATACTTGCTCCTTTCCTTACACCAAAGCTAATATTCTTGCTTGATGTAAATAGCATGTTGCTAGTACCTCCGTAGTTTTTATTGCACATCTTTGTATGTGCTTTTTTATTTTATCACATTTTATTTTAAAATATCTATTTGGGAGTGGTGCTAAAAAGCAAATGAAAGCAGTGTTTCAAATCTCTAGAGATAGTATTAAAAACCATAAATAAGAACGCTTTTATCACAAATGATAAATTTTTATTAAAAGTGGACCTATTTTGGACCCAAACTGAACCCAAAGTGAGCCCTAATTGGACCCAAAGTGGACCTAGATTGAACCCTTATTTCCATGCTATTATGCTATTGTGGTTTTTAAAGAAATGAAACAATCCCATTTAATTTAAAATCACAGTTCAGACATATAGGTTAAACCCCTTGCGAAAAAGTTCCTTACGGGAGCTTTTTTCTTTTTCAAAAACAACGATGCAGTTTTAACTGCTATTTCTATAAATAAAAAAATGGAGGTGGTGACATGATTTGGAAAAACACGAGTTAGCATTCGAAGACTATAAAAACGGCATGAAGCAAAAAGAAATTGCTAAAAAATATGGTACGACAATCAATACTGTCAAGTCATGGAGCCGTCGCTATGAATGGTCAAAAAAGAAGAAAAAGGGTGCACACCAAAATAAAAGTGTGCACACCAAAAAAGAATGCAAAAAAATAGCTGAAGAAATAGTAGAAACAAGTGAGCTGGATGAAGAACATCAGCTCTTTTGTATTTATTATTTAAAATATCATAACAAGGTCAAAGCTTATTTAAAAATAAAACCCAAAGCTAAATATAACAGTGCTTGTGTCATGGCATCAAGATGGTTTAAAAAACCTGAAATCCAAGAAGAAATTAAAAGACTAAAGCAAGAGTTATATACTGATATTCTTTTGGATCCTAACGATATTGTTCAAAGATACATTGATATTGCTTTTTTAGATTCCGATGAATTGGATGGGAAGGCAATTAAAATGTCAGATTCTCTTAGAGCTCTCGAATGGTTATCAAGTCATTTGAACATGGCCAACGAAGAACAAAAACTCAAGATTGAACTATTGAAAAAGCAATTGAATACGAATGATCAAGAAGATGATGGAGTTGAAATTATAAATGATGCACCAATTTAAGAAAACTAAGAAAAAACAGGTTCGTATTTCAGATATTGTCATTCCAAAGTTTTTGACCTGTTTCAATGACATTTCACATGTTCATAAGATTATGGACAGCGGACGTGCTGGTACCAAATCAAGTTACGCTGCTATTCATGGTATTTACAAGATTGTAAGTGAAGATGAATGTTCAGTAATCGTCATGAGAAAGTTTCACAATAAGCTTTCTAAGACTGTTTACAATGAATTCAAACGAGCAATCAAACGTCTAGGATTGAAGAAAAAACAGTTTAAGATAACTAAGAATCCAATGAAAATTACATATCTTAAAAATGGCAATTCGGTTTATTTTACAGGAAACGATTCTATTGACGATACAAAAGGGATCATTGATGAAGAAAAACCTATCAAACTTGTTATTTTAGATGAGCTGACCGAGTTTTTCGAACGTGGCCAAGGAGAAGACGAAATATCCAATATTGAAGCAACATTCGTTCGTGGGAATGATGATGAATTCTGCATGGAGTATTATTTCAACCCTCCCAAAAATCCTAATGCTTCTATTTTTAAATGGGTCAAAAAGATGGAAAAACGTAGTGACTGCATTCATATCCATGTTGATTATAGAGATGTTCCAGAAAAGTGGCTTGGTAAAAAGCTTATTCAATCAGCAATGGAAATGAAAAAAGTCGATGAAAGAATGTACAACTGGATTTGGCTTGGAATTTCAATCGGTTTAGATGAAATCATCTATTACATGTTCAATGAAAATCAGCATGTTCTTAATAGAGAACTTACGAATGATGAAATAAATGGAATTAACAGAATAGACGCATCTTGCGACTACGGTCAAATGAATGCAACTGTATTTGAATTTTGGGGACTTAATTTGGTACAGCAAAAAGCTTTTGGACTTGATGAATTCTATCATTCAGGACGTGAATCTGGTAAACAGCTAACTCCTAGTGAATATGCTTTCAAGTTTAAAAAAGCGTGTGAAAAAATCAAAGAAGCTTACGGAATGTATCCTCAAAATTTATATATTGATCCAAGTGCAAGAGGACTTGCTGAAGAAATAAAAAGAGCATGCCCTTTTATAAAAATAAGAGGTGCTCAAAATGATGTTAAGTTGGGCATTTCAAGGGTTCAAAAGTCAATTAGCTTTAAAAAGATACTTTTCAGTAGCAAACAAAGAATGCTCCTAAAAGAAATCGTAATATACAGCTATGACAAAAAGAGCATAGAAAATGGTGTTGAAAAGCCTGTTAAGGAAGATGATCACTGTATGGATGCTATGAGATATTACATTATGGGCATTTGGAAGTATCTCAGAAGATTTCTTCCTGATGTTGAGAAAAATGAAGGTGGTGAGGATGATTAGTGTTTTCAGCAATTAAAAAAATAGTAGAAAGGATAAAGAACAAGATGTTTCCTACAACAACAATAAAAAGAGCTTTTAATGTTGATGATATCGATATTGCAATATCAAGTGATATGATAAATTCTATTGAATTGTGGAATAATATCATGGAAAACAAACAGCCGTGGCTTAATAAAGAAAATGGTGTTAAATCTTTAGCATTGGCGCAAGGGATATGTGAAGAACTTTCAAAAACTTCAACTAGAGAACTCGTTTCAAAAGTTACTTCTAATGAATATGTAAACAAAGAATACCAAAAATTCATTAAAAGCTTGAATGAAGATCTTCAATGGGGGCTTGCTGAAGGTGGAATTGCTTTTAAGCCATATGTAGACGGCAATCAAATATATGTTGATGCAGTTCATGCTGACAGCTTTTTTCCAGTAGCTTTCAAAGGAAAGAAAATAACTGCAGCTGTCTTTGTAGAACAGATTTTCAAAGGCAAAAACGTATATACCCGTTTAGAATATCAAAAATATGAAAACGGAGTACATACATTTGAAAACTACGCCTTTGTTAGAAAAGATTATGCTCATGGTAACTATCAGAACTCATACGATGATTTTGGAAATCAAATAGCATTGGATACAGTTCCTGACTGGAAGGGAATGGAAGAACATTTTGAAATAAGTGGTGTAGATAGACCCTTATTTGGATACTTTAGAGTTCCAATTATCAATACGATTGATAAAAACTCTCCTCTCGGTGTTCCATGTTATGTCAAGGCAATTGATTTAATCAAGGATGCTGAAGAACAGTACAGCCGTTATATCTGGGAATTTGTTGGTGGAGAAATGGCGGTTGAAGCTGTAAGTGATGCTTTTGAGATGAATCCATACACTAATAAACCTGAACTCCCTGCAGGAAAAAGAAGATTGTTTAGAACGTATGATATTGATACCACTTCAAACAATAATGGTATTTCAATAACTGAGCTAATCAAAGTACATGCACCACAGTTACGTGATGCAAACTATGCATCAGGATTCAATAACATTCTAAAAAGAATAGAATTCGAATGTGGTCTTTCTTATGGTGATTTAAGTGATCCTCAACAAGTTGAAAAAACTGCAGAGGAAATCAAATCATCAAAGCAAAGAAAATTTGATACAGTTTCAGCTATTCAAGACAGTATGAATAACGTGCTTGAAGATTTAGCATACGCAATCAATGTCATGGCCATTGGACTTGGTAAATCAAATTCAATGGAATGTATTGTTGAAACCGATTGGGGAGACAGTATTCTTGTTGATAGCGAAAAGCAAAGAAATATTGATCTTCAAGAAGTGAATGCTGGATTGATGCCCGAATGGAAATACAAAGTAAAATGGCAAGGCATGACTGAAGAAGAAGCAAAAAGAGAAGTTGCTGAATCGTCTGAAGGCATTGGATATGATGATATCGATGAAGATGATAATGAAGATAGTGTAAATGTTAACTGATAAATTTTTGGAAGAGTCGGGTGATGATGTCTCAAATGACTTCAGCACATTGGAAACTCTTCTTTTAATTTGGATGGGTTTACGTTTAAGAAACCTTGCATCTTTAGAAGATATCGAAGAAGAATATCCAAAATGGAAAAATAAAGCTTGTAGAGAGTTTTTTGAATATTCGGGTACTGAATTTCAAAAGGTCAAGAAATCGTCTCAAAGCAAAGTGAAAACAGCTATCAAGAATGGAATAGCAATGACAGTAAGCAATATCTTTTCAAGATTAAAAGATACTGATTCTCAAACTTCTAAAAAAGAGATGATGAACAGGTCAAACAAGAATTTGAACAAGGGTATCAAGGATACTCAAGGTGAAATCAAAAACCTTTGCAACATTTCAAGAAAGTGCACCAACAGGCAGTTTATAAAGGCATGTGATGAAGCATATTCTAGAATCGTTGCAGGAAACAATGCTGACAAGGCCATTGAATCATCAATCAGAAAGCTTTCTCAAAAAGGTATCGAAGTAGTTGGTTATACTGATCATACAACTTCAATGGATGCTGCAGTTAAAAGAGCAGTTACAAGTGGTGTCAATCAAACGTCTTTGAAATTCAAAATGGATAACTGCAAAGAGTTGGGCATTAACATTGTAAAAACTTCAAGTCATGGAGGTGCTCGACCATCCCATCAGGAGTGGCAAGGTAAATTATTTTATCTTCATACTCCTGTAAAAGGTCTACAAAATTTTAAAAAAGCAACGGGATACGGCCGTGTTGATGGCCTAGGTGGAGCAAACTGTAGACATTCTTTTTATGAAGTTACTGATTATGAGTATAAGAACAATTTGGTTGATACCGAAGAATTTGACAAGAACAGGAATGATGATCAATACGAGCTGGAACAAAAGCAAAGATATTATGAGCGTCAGATTCGTTCTTGGAAGAAAAGAAAGAATATTCTTGATGAATGCGGTGTAGATTCCACCAAAGAAGCTAAAAAGATTAGAGAATGGCAAGATAAACGCTCTCAATTCATTAAAGAAAGCAACATTCAATTCAAGAAAGAACATGGTATTGATAGCGTTCTTAAAAAGGCTTATCCAAGAGAGAAAGTATTTAACAATAGCAAGTTATCAAACAAAAAAGGCAGTAAATTATACCATGATGACGAATGGCTACCATTCAATTTTAAACCTAAAAAGGAAGATAAACCAAAAATTAAAATGATTACTAATTCAGATGAATTTGTTGAAAAAATGATGAAAAAAGTAACCATCGAAAGCGATAATGATGATTTTAAAGAAGGAATAAAAAAAGAAATTAAAATCATGCATGAAGAAGCTACAAAATTCTTGGTAAATAAGAAAATTCCTATTAAACAATCGGATACAGAAACGGCATATGATAGTAGCATGAATACTATCTTTGTAACTCAAAAACATTTAAAGCCTGGTACCTTAGCACATGAAGTAGGTCATGCTTTGGTTGATAAATATAATTTATATGAAAATGAAGAATTGGCAACAATCATGAGAAATGTTGTTGCTAACGCTAAATATAAAGTTATAAAAAAAGATGATGAATATTATCTTTCTTTATCCTCCGAAAAGTTCATCAGAAAATATCAGGGTAGAACGTATATAAATGTTACAAAAAAATATAACAATTTAAAAAAAGGGGAGCACTTGAAAGTAGAATCGATAGATTATACAAAACTAGAAGAATATGTCAGTGTAGGATACGAAACATTTGTAAGCAATCCTCAATTGCTATATGATAAAGATAAAGAGCTATATGATTTCTTTAAGAAAGGTGGATTGTTCAATGAAATCAAAAAAGGAAAGTAAT